CTGCTCTTCTTTTGTAGCATTCTTACTAACAGCCAACCATCCAAGTAATGCTGTAGTTGCCAAAGCAATGGCTCCAGCTAATGCAAACCATGGATTGGTGGCTATAATCTGAGACAATCGGGACAGTACTAACAATAATGGGCCAATGGCCGCTACTATTCCTCCAATTCGCAAGATGGTCTTCTTCTGCTCCTCATTAAACTTTGAGAACCATTCAGTCACCATCTGTAATTTTTCAATGATTCCACCCATAGCACTCACGAATGGACCGGAAAGGGCCTCCCCCAAATCAATGGCCAGGACTTTCAATGCAGCAAGCGCTACATTAAGTTTTTGCTGGGTAGTACCTTGCACTTCTTCAAAAGCTCTTTTTAGGGATCCACTAGAATTTTTCAAGGCCTCAAAGATTTCTACGTTGAAATCCACGTTCTTACCAAGTAAGTCCAGCACTCCCATCAAGGCCCTAATGTTGGGGAAGATCTCAGCCATGGCCGTCTCATTACCCCGAGTAGCTTCTCTGAGGTCCAACAAGGCCTGTATTAATCCCTCTTCCTTAATAGTTTTCCGAAACATTTCAGCACTAATACCAAATCGGGACATTGCATCTGCTGACTGCATGGATGGAGAAGCCATGGCAGACAAAATAGCTTTAAGCTGAGTAGCAGCTACTCTGGCGTTAGTACCTGTACGAGTCATACCCGCAAAGGCAGCACCTACCTGGTCAAAAGTTACGCCATATTCAGAAGCAATAGGCAGGGTCATGCCCATAGCACCAGCAAGTTCATCGGCCTCGGCCTTACCTTCCCGTACTGCAGCTACAAGAACATCTGTGGCCTGAGCAGCACTTAGATTTTCTTTACCATAAGCATTCATTGCAGAAGTCACCAGATCAGCCACTACTTTGGTTTCACCAAGACCGGCAGCAGCAGCTTTAGCAGACATCTCCAATACTTCCAAGGCCTCTGCACCACGAATACCAGCAGAAGCAACAAAGAACATGGCATCAGCCAACTCTTCCGGTCCCCTGCCTGTTTGTACAGCCAAGCCTTTAATAGAATCCCCCCACTCCTCCACAACATCCCGGGCAACCCCAACAAGACCAACAATTTTGGTCATAGAGGCCTCAAATTTCTTCTGGGTATTAATGGCAGCACCACCAGCCAATGCCATAGGAAGTGTCACAAAACGAGTCATGGATCGTCCAATCATCATCATGGACACACTCAATTGTCTCATAGTAGACATGGCCCCTTTAGCACCAGCCATAAAAGGAGATGTATTCAATCCTAATGTGGCAACTAATCGACCTACCTGTGCAATTCCTCCGAGTGGCATATTATTTGGGCTTTTGTTTTCGTTTCATTTTCCTTGCCTTCAATACAGGTGGTGTAGTCCTTAACTTTTTTTCCTTCGCAACCCTTTCATTTTGTCTTTTGGCTATGCTTAAAATTGCAGCCTTTTGTTCTTCCACAGATTGGATGGGTTGGTTAATACTTTTTTGTTCCTTATCATTCTCAAATGCAAATTTTACCAATCCATCTGCAGTTTTTGGAAGCTCCTTAATCCGAGAAGCCAATCCAGTCATCCAAGACTGGTACCTAATCAAAAGCAGTTTTTGTTGAAAATCCTGCTTTTGTTTCTCTCCTATAGCTTTTCCAGCATAGTATAACTCAATGGGAGAAAGATTGAAAAACTCTTCTGACGAGATGTGAAGCCGTGTCATCGCAACCCCACACATCCTATCATAGTTTATTTCCCCGGCTTCTTCCTCTTCATCGGTGCCTGCCCCCCTACCTCCGTCATCTTTACTATTACATCAGTGGGAAAGAACTCTGGGATGATCGCCACGAATTCAAAGAAACAATCTTCCAAAATGTCCACCATATCCTCCATCTTGTACTTAAATTCTTTGCCTGCGATCTTATGTCCCTGCTCAAGTGCATAAAACAACAGGGGTTCATATGTTTCGAAATTCCCTTCCAGATCCTCCATGGATACCTGGTGCTGCTTCTGCATCATTTTCAATACATAATATCCCAGCTTTACCGGGAGCTTCTCATCCTTATAAGTGATGTGCCTAACTGACATGATTAAGTCTATTTAATTGTTAGTAAAAAGTATAGCTGTGATTAAGCTATACCATATTAGTTTGAACCTGATCCGGAGCCTTTGTTCACGACAACTTCTCCTGAGATGTTAATGGTTACATTACTTGAAATCTTGTCGTCTCCGACGATTTCAATTGGCAGATCAGTTACCAAACCGGTGAACTCGATGGTGGTTGTGTCATCATCCGGCAGGACAATCTCATAACTCTGAAGATCATCACTGTCGTAATCAGCCTTCATCTGTTCATAGGTCTCGTTGGTAAAGTTCATGCCGAGCTGAATGGTGCCTCCATCCCTAAAACCAGGGATCTTCTCTCGATATCCTCCAATGGAGTCTAGCGAGGTCACATCGATGATTTCTCGGGTCATGTTAGGTCCGGAAATGGTTGTAATCTCTGCTTGCTTAACCCAGGCAGTACCACTCCAGCGTCTAAACTGTGTGCCGACACCAGCAATTGCATTACTCATATTTGCCTCCTTTCTATCAGCGTCGCTGACAATTATAGTTTGTAATTATTCGTATCCTGTCATTTGTATCCCAATCCAACGGGGCAGGTTCCCCCATGGCTTGGATGACAGTATATAATGTCCCATTCCACTCTTCTTGTGCCAGGCCGTGGAGATAGTCCATTATATTTCTTGCAAGAGCCATCCCATCGACTCTTTTTTTATCTCGAACTCTGATTTGTACAGATGAATAAAAGTAGCTCTCACTTGGATCCAGATTTAAATCCGGAGGGAAGCTTGGTGTGGTAAATATGGTCACAATGTCATTTGGAATTTTAGGACCATCCGGTTCATATTCCAAAAACAAGTTAGTGCCATAGGTTAACCCCAACGAGCTCTGTGCTTCCAGCATATCCTTAATATCTTCCGCAGCTGATTGCATGTTCTTCTTCTTTTTTAAGTGCAAAATGTAACTTTTGAGATTCTGACATCTTCTTTTTTGTTTTATCCGAAAGCTTAATTCCTTTTCTATTAGAAGGCCTATTCTTTGCAGCAATACTCATCTTTCTACGAGATTCTTCAGAATGTTTCTTACCAAACATACCATTATTTTCCCTAGTCAATTGAGGTAATGATTTCCCCTTATTCCATCCAGTTCTCCCCTTTAAAGATTCAGATATTTTTTGTTTTGTTTTATCTGAAACAACACCAGTCATGCCTTTATATGGATGAGCCTGTCCTTTATGACTTTCTGAAGATCTTCGTTTAGTTTCTTCAGAAGCTTTTATCCCTTTACGAGGACTTGATTTTCCTTTTTTAGCCACACTCATCTTTTTTCTAGCTTCTTCAGACATTGGACGCCCTTCACGACTATCTACTTTACAATTCATATTATACCCAATAGAATTATCAAATGGTCGTAATTCATCTATCAATTGTTGTTCTATTAAAAATTGTTTTTCTTTAGAACATGTAACCATAATAACAAAAACAAAGGAATCCTTCCCATACTTATTAAAAGCTCTCTGTAAATAAACTGAATGATGATTTCCTTTTTGCAATGATTTCAAATGGAAAGCAAACCTACGATTGGCGTCACAAGTACTACCAATGTAAAATTTACCATCTACTTTATTTACTATTTTATAAACAACAGAGTTCATATCTTAATTTCTTGTTGTAGTAAAAACAATATCTGCTTCTGATTCCGCTTCAGAGCCGCTTCAAAAAACTTGGGACCTGATCCTTTCCTCTTCCAATTAATATCTCCCACTGTGCTGTTTCCCCAAGGAGCCCCACCAACTCGCTCATGAACATACAGGGCATAATTAGCACCAAAACCAAAGATCATGGCCGGATTTCCTGTCTTTAAGTCCTTTACAAACTCCTGAAACCAACTCCCACGTAAATTCCCTGTATCTACAGGAATTACAGGAGGTGTAGTATTCATTTCCCGAAACATAAAAACAGCAACACGACGATACCCATCCACACTGCGAATGACCATCTTCGCCAACTCCTTGTTGATATTAGCCGCTACCTGTTCAATTCCTGCAACAGGTGTTCCCCGTATGTTCCTCGTCACTGCCATTATATTGTCCTGTTTGCTTCCATATTCAAATAAGCTAAACGCTCAAAAGATCCTGTAGACCCTAATCTCGGGAATTTTCTGAGGGCAATAATTCTAAATGCACCTTCTACTTCCCTGGGGTCTGTATCAGAATCCAAACCAGAATCATCCAACGTGCCCAAATACATATACCCTTCTTCATCCACATCCTGAAGAGGCCATGCCCTAACCCGACTCACTCTCTCCTGCCCATCGGCTGCAACAATCACTTCATCCACCTCTTCCCACCTAGCCTTAATCTCTATAGCTGGATCAAAGGTAAAATCATGATCCCCTGTAGGTGTGGGATTTCCCCAGTACACAACATCTTGTACTGCTACTCTCCGTATGAAACTATCTATAGTCATTAGTCATCAAATGATTTAATTGCTTTGATATAAACTGCTTCCTG